GTTGGAATGTATGAAGTAGCGTAAGAATTTTGTTCTACTTGAGCGCCCCAAATGTAAACAGTTCCAGTACTTGAACCATCTCTTAATGGATAAGGTCTTACTAAAGTACATCCAGAAGGTGTTGTAAATTCAACAGTTATTCGATTCCAATTTGTATTTGATATTTGAGTATAATATGAAGTAGAAGCAATAATGTCAGCGCCATTACTACTATCATATATGCTATAAGAAACATCTGTTGCAGTACCTTTTTTCGCATAAAAAGTTAAAACATAATTAGTTGAAGCGTTTACTGAAATAATATCAAAAAGATAGTGAGCATTTGCAGCAGTTATATTTATTTCATCAGCATTTAAACTACCATCTGGAGAAATTATTTGATTTGAAGAAACTGTTAATCCAACTTTATTCCAACCACCTTGACTAAAATCCTCACTATAAGTTATTGAATTCGTTGACTGCGGCTCAAATAACCAATGTCCTTCGCCTCCAGTGTAATCTATTCTAGGTAGGTTAGTGTCGTCTGTTATTTCTAAAATTGTTATGTTTGATATTGAACCGACAAAATTACCTTGAAATCTTATTATTGAACCGCTTGAACCAGTCCATACAAATTCATTAACATAAACGCCTAACGCACTCCCTATAGCATTTACAGTCCCTCCAGACCCTAAAGCCAACCTTAATTCTCCAGAAGTATAATCAGTTATTTCTGTCGTTACTCTATAAGTTCTACCAGTTACTGCGCTTGAAATTGTTTGGTCTAAACCCCAATCAACACTAGTCAATCTAGTAGCTTTATTATTTCCAATACTCCAACTTGCCCCTAAAGTCCAATCTTGACCAACCTCTTTAACGCTTACGTTGTCTATTGAGCCTTGAAAACCAGATGTATCATTTCTAAATATTAAGTAATTTTCCCCATCAGCTTTACCATAAAGCGTATGTGTACCATTTGTTGCATTAGTAATATCAATAGTAACGCTATTGCCACCTATATATATTAATAATCTACCATTATTAGAATTACTTATATTAAATGTGATTTTGTATGTTTTATTATTTGTAAATGTCCCCGTGAGTTGGTCAAAATTAGAAGCAACAGCACCTGTTTTAATTGCTTTACCACCACTGATAGACCAACCCGTTCCTTTTGACCAATCACTATCAGTTGCAAAATCTCCGTTTGTAATCAGCTCCGAACCCTCTTGAGAGAAATCTCCGTTAGAAACTAAGTTACTACTAAGTATTTGCACGTCTTCAATTAAACCTTGTGAGTTCACTCTCGTGGCACTAGAATTTCTAGTGAAATCAAAGTCTCCTGTTGCATCTGTTGGTTTAACGCTTAATATTTTACCATTATCGTAGGCCGTTGGAGTAGTTACTATACTCGCTTTTTCTAATAAATTACTCATTATTCACAGTTTTCTAAGGCGGTTAATATTTCGTTTGTTCCAGTCGCATTTTCGTAATACGTTGCTCTGGCTTGTAAAGTCGTTAAAAGGTTAGGCACTGCACTTGTTACTGACAAGTCAAAGTATATGCCACCCCAACCAAATTGTACTGGTAACCCCCACCAAGTTGTTTTATAAATTTCTCCGTATCCCATTATGTTGTTAATTTTATTATTTCTTCATCTGTTAAAGCGTTCCCAAAAACTTGTGAATTGTAAATCTCACCTTCAAAATTTAAGTAGTCATCATTACCTTGAAATTGAAATATGTTTAATTCACTAAATAATCTATTAGTGTCTAAATAACTATTTAAAAGTTGTCCGTTTGCAAAAAGCTTATAGCTTCCGCTATCCCATTTAACCGCTACTTTAATCCTTCCGCCATTGTGCGTAAAATTATAATTAACTATTGGAGAGCTTGGAAACTCATTTATAAAAAACTGTAAAACGTTTGAAGTTTTAAATGCGAATTGTATTAAATTGAATGACCCCCCACGTAAATTTATTACGTTACCAAGTGTGTCACTAGAAGCAACCGCAAAAGGTTTAACGTCTAAAAAAACAACTCCTTTATTTTTGTTAAAATCTGTTTCAGCTTTAACCTTACGCTCCAACGCTCTTGTAACGGTACTGCCTTCCGTTTTAATGTAGCTGCTTAAATAGTTACCTTCTTCAAGTTGTGCCCCCCAGAAATAATTATAATCGCCTTTAGTGACAGTAAGATTTCCATTTGATGTTGTTCCGTAAATATAAGGTCTTACAGTTGTGTTTCCAGAAGTTTCACAAGTGATGGATATTCTATACCACCCATTTGTAAAAGATTCAATACTGTTATCTATTAACGTTATTTCGCTTCCAGTTGTTTGAGGGGTGAAAGATGTTCCTTTTCCTAAATCAAAAAATATACTTGAATAATCTGTTTCAGCGTCATTAAACAAGGCTAAGTTGCAATATGTAGCATTTCCTTTTTTAGCAAAAACTGATAAAACAATAGTTGAACCGCTTGTAATTGAAGCAGACCCCCTAACTCTCATTCCAAGAACGCTAGACGAATTACATTCTAATTTGTCAGCGGTTTCAGTTCCTTCTGGTGAAACGTCTTCGTTTGCTGTTACAGTTGTTCTTGTTTTTAGCCATAAAGCATTATCAAATTCTTCGCTTCTTAATTGTCTGTTTGTTCTACTTCCTTCCATTAAAAGGCTAGGACAATCACCACTCCAATTCAAGCGTGGGTTATTTGAGCCTACAATTGTTTCAATTAAACCGTTTTCTTTTACTCTAGTTGCATCGCCAATCCTAAAAAAATCAAAATCTCCATCACCATCAACTGGTAAAACAGAATAAACTTTGCCGTTTTTATATCCGCTTGGTATTAATGCTAGTATTGGGTTTTCCATTATCTTTCTATTATTATTGAAGTAGTAGCACAGTACCACCATTCACCGTTCACTTGTAGTCTTAACGTTACTGTTTCCCCTTTATTTATTTCTATTGACCTCCAAAATCTAAAACTACTGATTCCCTTACGTTGTTTCCGTAAGTATCTGTTTCACTACCTTTTAAAACACCATCTACATAAACACTTAAAGTCAAAGAGCTTCCACTAGGAAACTGCTAGAACTATAAGGCATTGACGATATAATAAATTGACTAAAATAACCATTAAACGGCACTGGAATACCACCATAAGAGAACGGAAACGTTGTACTAGAACCATTATCATAAAGCGTGTAGGTATTAACACCACTGATATAATGTCTCCAAGTCACAGATATTTTTTCAGTCGTTAAACCTCTGCTTGTGTATTCTACTGACTTCGCTCTTATAAGGTTATTTGTAGAAATCATTTATTTTTGTATTTCAATTTCATTTCATTATAAAACTGTTTAGCGTATTCTTCATTGGCTTTAAGTCCTATATATTTTTTTAAACGCTTAACGTTTATTTCTTTTACTTTGTACTTCATAAAACCCAACCATTAAAAACTGTGTCGGTGTCTGGACTTATATCGTTGTCGCTGTTGCTTGTGTATTCTGGGAATTTAGATTGATTAAAACATAAATAATCCACTAGTCTAGTGCTGTAATAATTTGCATACTCTCTAGCTTTACCGACTAAATAATCAACTTCATTTTTATTAACGTTTTCAGCAGTTTCGCTTGAATGCTTAAACACTCCGCCATTCTTAATTTGATATGCCGCAAATGGAATATAATTAACTTGAGCGAACCATATAAGGGTTGGCTGTATATAATCGCTTACAAGGGNTAAATAGTCCCCAGATAAAGTACTGTTTTCAATGTCCGTACTTATTCGGTTATATAAATCAGTTCCTAGTAAGTTTTGNATGTCAATTTCTTGACCTAGTTTTATAAACTGTATAAACTTNTCAGTATCAACATTCCCATCTAAGATAGAATTTCTTACTAAGTCAGTTCTTGATATAAATAATGCTGTTGCCATTTAGTTTTCGAATTTCATTTTGTTCCAATATTCGGCTGTATAACCTTTGTACTTCATATCCTTTGGTGCTACTGGTACTTTCTGTGCGTTCTTAGGCATTTTAAAACCTTTACTTTTAGCTTGACCGCTTGTTATTTGGCTTTTTTTACCTTCTTTAATTTGATAGGTCTTTCTGAACCACTTATGATTGCATCTAGCACCGCCTTTATATAACCATATAGAGTATGTATCTGAGCCACCTTTGCCAAAACCAGCGTTTACAGATTTTTTACCCATTGCCACAATATCTTCTTTGCGATATACTTTTTTAGCTCCTATCATTTTAGAACAAAACTGTCTGCTGTTTGACCCAGCTTTTTCAGGTGCATAAGAATAACGTACTAAAAACTCAACACCCTTTTGACTATCTTGTTTTGATTTGCCATCTTGTTTGCTTTTTGCGTTTGGTTTAGCCGTTCCAGTACTTACAAAATTCCATATTTTAGACAACGTTGTTTCATCTTCTTCTAGTTCAGTGTTTAAATCTGTTATAACTTCGTCTAGTTCATCGTTTANTTCATAATCAACTTCGCTTTCATCTACTAAATCATATTCAGCTAGTAGTTCTTCTTCACTCTCTCCTAAGTCNATTAATTCATCAGCAATATCACTACCCAATTCATCAGGTAAATCTTGACTAAGTTTAACCCCAGTTTCTTCTTCTCTAGTTTCTGCGTCCTCAACGTTTTCTAAGTCTGTAAATTCTAACGGTTGAAGCGTTTTAAAGTANAATTTAAGGCTCATTTGATTAAATGCTAATATACTATCAAAAGCATCTATTAAAAGCATCTGAAACGGTCTTATAACAGTGTTATCCATTAATGTACTAGCAGTTTTTAGTTCTTCAGCATTATTACCTAAACCGCTATTATCTTTAATTCCTAAAAGCATAGGACTAACAACTCTGTGGGATACCATTACTTTTTTAGAACTTTCATCACTTAAAAATTGATATTGTTGGTGTGCTTCGCTTAACTGAATAGGCTCAATAGTTGCAGCGCTTTCTGGGTTATCGTT